AAAGATCGACCTGGCTGTAAGAGCGGTTGATACCTTTGGTGGTGAAGATATGAAGAAGTGGCTAAATGAAACTGGACTTGGCGACAATCCAATGTTCATTAAAGTCTTTTCTAAGATTGGTGAGAAGATGCAAGAGTCACTAACTCAACCAGGACAGCCTGGTGGCTTTACATTAACACCTGATGCAGCAAGACAAGAGATTGCAAGGATGCAGCGTGATGATAAGTTTATGGCTGCTTACTTAAGTCCAGCAACAGAAGGACACGCTGAAGCCGTTAAGAAGATGCACGAACTGTTTGGGTTTGCTTATCCAGAAGACGCTAGTTAACGTTTCTTTTTCTTTTGTTTTTTAGTTTTGCGTTCATCGTAATGGTGTATTCTGTGGCAGTTTGCGCACAATATAACACATTTTTTAATTTCTTCATAAGCAGCGGTGTAGCTTGAGTTTCTTGCTAAAGTGGACACATCGCGCTTGTTAGTACGATCAACGTGGTGAAAGTCTAGTGCGGCTGGATGGCTAAAGCCACAGTTTACACATTTAAGTGTAGCCTTAAATTCTTGCCACTCACGCCGCATTCTTTTTTTATTTTCTTTTATTCTTTCGGAGCTGGCCTCTTTATTTTTTTGATAGTGTCTAGCACTATACATCTTTCCTTTTGCTTTTCTAACTTCCAGATCCTTATACGGCATTCAATCGCTTTCTCCAATACAGGCTATGCTTATATGCCCATGGCTTTGTCGGTTCGTATAACTTAAACCCTTGGTGTATTAAAGAGTTGCTAGAAGCTGGGTTGTCCGTTGTGTCCGTAATAGCCCAGCGCCATCCGAGCTTTTTAGCTTGTTGCAGCCTAACCCTAATAAGGCGTTTTTGTAGTCCATGGCCTGTATATCCATCAATAACACCGGCCCGGCAAAGATATCCGCAGTCATACCAAGAAAATGAACGTACCATCCCAGCAAAGCCAACCGGCTTATTCTCTTCTGCGTAGGCAATCCACCAGTGCCCTCTTCCAGTGTCATACAGCTTATCACAGGGTAAGGTCTTTTTTTGAAGATAGTTTAGCACGCTCTGTATATCAGAGCGTTTAGTGTCTACCTTTATGATTCTTACGTTCATAAGCCATTCTAAAGTTATTTTTTGGCACTAGTGTGACTCGGATAAAATCAGAATAAAAAAAAATTAACTAATGTACAAATTCGTTGTATGATGCTAGTAACGGGAAACCCGCAAGGGTCCGGTGGCATCGCCTAGCCAGAAGGGTATGTGGGGGTCCGTTTGGGCAACCTCTGCGAGCATTGTATTTAACTTTAACTGATATAAGGAGGACATATGTCCATTCAAATCACTACAGCATTTGTACAACAGTACCGTGCGAACGTAGAACACCTTGTTCAGCAAAAAGGTTCACGCTTGCGCCCGCTGGTTCGAGCTGAATCTCAGAATGCTGAATTCGACTTCTATGACCGTATTGGTGCTACATTGGCCCAAGAAGTAACTGGCCGTCACCAAGATACTCCGTTGATCAACGTTCCGCACGATCGTCGTCGCTGCTCTTTGCGCGATTTCGACTGGGCAGATCTAATTGATCGTACAGATCGTATCCGCATGTTGATTGACCCAACCTCACCTTATAGCCAGAATGCTGCTTATGCATTAGGCCGTAAGATGGACGAAGTCATTCTAGATGCTGCTTTTGCATCCGTTTCCACAGGTAAGACTGGTTCATCGTCTGTATCATTCCCAAGCTCACAACAGATCGCAGTTGATTATGTTGAGTCTGGTGCTGCTGCAAACTCTGGTCTAACCATTGGTAAACTACGCAGAGCTAAGCAAATTCTGGATGCTAACGAAGTAGATCCGACAGAGCGTCGCTATGTTGCTGTAACAGCTAAGCAAATCAACGACCTGTTAAGAACTACTGAAGTTACTAGCGCAGACTTTAATACAGTCCGTGCTTTGGTTCAGGGTGAGCTTAATAGCTTTATGGGTTTTGAGTTTGTCCGCACCGAATTGGTTAGAACTAACGCTTCTAGTCACCGTCGTTGCTTGGCATGGGCGCAATCAGGTTTGTTGCTAGCAGTTGGTAGCGACATCACTGTTGATATTGGTCCACGTCGTGACAAGCGCAATTCCACCCAAGTCTACGTTTCTGCTTCATTCGGCGCAACCCGTATGGAAGAAGAAAAAGTAGTTGAATTAATTTGCGCTGAATAAGGAGAACAGACATGGCTACTTTTAATTCTACTGAATACGCTAACAACGTTGCAAGTCCACCTGTAATGAACGATGTGTGTGACGAGCACGGTCGGGTTCGTGTTATGTCGTTTACCTACACCCAATCAGGTGCAGGTACGGCAGGTGACACGGTAAACCTTTGCAGTTTGCCAGGCGGTAACCTTCGCGTTCTTGGCACATCCGTGACATACTCAGCTTTTGGTGCGTCACGCACCATTAAGCTTGGGCATACTGCGTATGTGAACTTAGCGAAAACTACTGTTGCAGCAAGCAGCACTGCGTTTTTAACGTCAACATCTATTGCGTCGGCTGGTACTACCACCACTCACACTACAGCCAAGTTTACTTCACGCGAAGGTATTCTTGTGCAAGCGTTGATTGAGGGCGGTACACTCCCTGATGCAGCAACACTCACTGGCTATATTTTATACGCCATTGACTAAGTAGTAATGCAGCACTTAAGGGGGTCGGGTTTCACGTGCCTGATCCCCTTCTTTACTTAGGAGCTTGATATGGCAACATCTGACATTGACATCGTTAACCGAGCATTAACAATGCTAGGTGTAGACCCAATTAATTCCTTGGCTGACTCAACTAAGGCAGCAAGTACGGCAAACCGTTTATTTAACGACACTAGGGCAGCGGTCTTTAGAGGACATCCCTGGAATTGTCTTATCAAACGTGCCTCCTTACCACAAGAAGCTCAAGCCCCACTGTATGGCTATGCATACGCATTTACCTTACCAGCCGATTTTTTACGTTTACTAAGTATTGAAAACAATCTTGGTAAATATAGTATTGAAGGTCGAAAGATCCTTTATGATGATGAGATTCTTCAAATTACCTATATCGCATTAGTCACCGACGTAATTGCTTACGATACGTTGTTGACCGACGCGCTAGCTGCTCGTTTAGCTGCTGATATGGCGCATCCATTGCTACAGAGTACTGAAGCCATGGAGCGGATGTATAACTTATATGAATTAAAACTCCGTGAAGCTAAGTTCGTTGACGCGCAAGAAAATGCTCAAGACGTACTCGATACAGACTACTGGTTAGATTCAAGAACTGGCGTAACACCTAGCTGGATCTCAACACCACCGAGGTATTAATGGCTAAGAGTACCCCGATTCAGACTAACTTTACCGGCGGTGAAATTAGTCCGCGGCTGCATGGCCGGGTTGACCTGGCTAAATACGGATCAGCGTTAGAGCGCTGTGAAAACTTCATTATTTTCCCTCACGGGGGCATGACTAAACGCCCCGGTACTAGGTTTATTGCTAGTACTAAGGTCACAACGACAGTCAAATTAATTCCGTTTATTTTTTCTACAACCCAGTCGTATATGCTGGAGTTTGGAAACCTGTATGTTCGATTCTATCGAAATGAGGGGCAGTTAACTAGCGGTGGCAGTGCCTATGAGATTGCTACACCATATACGACAGCCGATCTTGACGGCTTAGACTTTACACAGTCTGCTGATATTTTATACCTAGTACATAAGAGTTACCCAATTAAGCAATTAAACAGGGTAGGAGCTACTAACTGGACATTAACTGATTTTGCCTTTAAAGATGGTCCATATGAGTCAGTTAATACAAGTGCAACTACCGTAACTGCCGCAGCTACTACTGGTACAACTACCATTACCGCAAGTACTGGTATTTTTGCGTCAACTGACGTCGGCAGATGGATTAGAATTATGCACACGGCGACTGACTTAGGAGCCGCAAAAATTACGGCGTATACTAGTTCAACTGTGGTAACTGTTGCCGTAGATGCTGACTTTCCGTTTCACGCTACGACTGCGTCAACTCAATGGCGACTCGGTAGCTGGTCAAATACCACGGGGTGGCCGTCAGCTGTTTCATTCTTTCAAGAACGATTATTCTTTTCAGGATCCACTCAGAAGCCCTCTACCATTTGGGGAAGTAGGTCTGGTGACTTCCTTAGCTTCAGCCCAACGAATGCAGACGGTGAGGTCCTAGATGACTCTGCGTTGAATTTTACACTATCGACAGACCAAGTTAACGCAATCAGGTGGATCTACGGCGAAAAACGCCTACAGATCGGAACTTCAGACGGGCCGTTTATTCTATCATCTGGTCGAAACTTTGAGGCGCTAACACCAACCAATGTGACCGTATCACGTGAAACAACAGATGGAAGTGCCGACGAACGGGTTGTTGGAGCTAGTAGAACTACCCTATACATTGACCGGTCAAGATTAAAAGTACGTGAACTTGCCTATGACGTAAATGCCGAGGGGTATACTTCACCAGACATGACTCTGTTAGCCGAGCATATTACCACTGGTTACATTAAGCAGATTGCTTACGCAAGATCACCAGACAATCTA